GGCCATGTGCTCGTATTTCAGGCCGTCGCCCAGCACCGCCACGCGGCCCGAGTTCTTGCCGCCATAATACTCGTACCAATTCGCCTTCAGCTCCGCCGCCGACTCCGGGCTGATCTTGCCCGGTGCCGACAACAGGCCGCCCGGGCGCGACTGGTTGCCGAAGAAGACGGCCGAATTGTCCTGGATGCGCAGGCCCTGCGTTGCCGCGAGGCCGTTCGCATAGATCGGCGATATGCCGACCAGCGGGTGATAGAGGCAGTTAAACCGGTCGTGGATGATCTCGCGCGCCGGCACGACCATCGGCCCGGTGATCTCGGAAATATCGTCCTGTTGCAGCTCGTAGAAGATGCTGCCGTCGTCTGCGATCAGCGGACGCACGCGGTGCGGATCGAGCACATAGAGCGCGATCACGACGTTGCGCGCATCGCGGCGCTTCAGGACATACGTGTTGCCGTTGCTGAGCTTCGACAGGAACCACGATTCGAAGAACTGGATGCGCGTCTGGAAGGCGTTGGGCTTGCGCAGCACCGGCGAATAAGCAGGTCGCGTCGTTTCGGACCAGATGCCGTTCCCGTCCTGGCTCACCAGCTTGATGCGCAGCTTCGAGATGTCCGACGCGATCAGCGTCATGCACGAAAAGACGGCATGGAAGGCCAGCACCGCGGTCTGGTTGACCTCGACGTTCTGCTGCCATGCGCCGCCATATCTCTCGCGGACGATCGGCATCCACGGACCCGACGGCGAGTTGACAACCCGCGCAGCCTTCTCACGGATGATCGGCAGACCACCCTCGACGACGGGCTCGGCCGGAGCGGTGGCGTTCTGCTTGGAGCGCCCGATGTCTCGGCCGAGGAATCGCATCAGGCGCTCGCGACCTTGGCGATCTCTTCGAGCAAGCGCTTCTCGCCCCACCGCGTGCTGACGGTGATGCCAAGCCGCGCGGCCTGGTCACGCAGCTGCTCGATCGTTGCCGGATGCGGGGGCGCGGCCGGCGCGGCCGGCGCGGTGACGTCCGTTTCGGCGGCGAGGCGCGCCTTCTTGATCGCGATCAGGATGCGGGCATCTTGATTGCTCGCCTGGAAAGGGTCGCCCGCCTGAAGCGCGCGGGTCGCGTAGGTCATGCCACGGGTGGCGATGAGGTCAGCCATAGGTGTCTCCCGAGTTGATCGGCGGGCGAAACCCCGCCCGCCGATCGGTCTGGCTCACTGGTGGGTTACGCGCCAGCGGCCACCACCGGTTCACCCCAGCGGACGCCGGTAAGGTACGCGACCGCGGTCGCGCGGCGACGACGCCAGTTGATGGTGCGCTCGGCGCGCAGGCCCACGAGGTTGTTCTGCCAGAGCGAGACCAGCTGCGTGCCGGTACCGGCGAGGCCGTCCTGCTGGAGCGAGCTGTCCTTCATCTCGAGCGAGGCCTCGCGGCTCATGTCGACCGCGATGTCGCCCTCGTCCGCTTCGTAGATGTCCGACGCGTTGACCAGGGCGACGGTCTGACCGGCGTATTCCGAGACGATCACCGGCAGGCCTTCGAAGGTCCCGCCGAGCATGGTCATGCCCGGAAATTCCTTCTGGCCGAGCGCGTTGCTCATCATCGAAAGGCCGAGCGCGTTGGTCGCCGACATGATCCACACGCCGGTGGTCAGCGAGTTGCTGCCGGCGATGAAGACGGCCATCACCGCACGGGCGTCCGCGCGCACCGCGTCCGCATCGCGGCCCGCCGAGGCCTTCGCCGTTGCGCCGTTGGTGACGGATGCCGGACGCACAGTGGCGGCGCCGGCGTTGGTCGGATCGATGAACGCCAGATCCTGTGTTTCGACGAGCGCCGCCTTCAGTGCGTCACGGACGATCGCCTCCGAACTCGGGTTCGAGCTGCGGACGTTCTCCTCGGTGAGCACGGCGATGTTGGCGACCTTCAGGCGGCCGAGCACGTCGCGCTTGAAGTCGAACGACGTCAGCGGCTTGGGCTTGCCCTCGCCGACCCAGTAACCTTGGCCGCCGCCGGTCTGCAGGATGACGGGCTCGTCGAACCCGATCTTGCGCAGCGCCGGGATGTTGTCGGTCCCGAACTTGCCGAGGATGGTGGCCGGGCGGAGGAACTCGGCGAAATCGACGAACGCCGCGCCCTCGGGGCTGTGCAGAGCCGACGCCCAGCTGCCGGGCTGGTTCGAACCGGCGGTGACGGCCGCCTTCACGGTGCCGACCACGTCGCTGTCCGGGCCATACATGCGTTCCGCGACGGCCAGCACGGGCTCGGAATCGAGACGCGAGACGGCGCGGGCCTTGGCGTAGCGCGCGAACGCGATGCCGGGGGCGAGCTTCGGCTGCGCCTTGACCTGGGTCAGGCCGCCGCGCTGCGCGGATGCGGCCGCGGGATCGCGCACGTCTTCGATCGGCTTCGCCGTCTTGGCGATCGTGCGCTCGGCGGTGCGAAGGCGGTCGAGGTGCTTGTCGATCGCCACGATGTCCTCGGCGTGGTTGTCGTATTCCTCGGACTGCGCGGCATCAAGGGTGGCACCGTCGGTGGCCGCCTTCGTCATGATCGCGTCCATGGCGCCCACCGACGAGGCGCGCTTCGCCTCGTAAGCGGCGATCTGTTCGGCAAATTTGGTCACTTCAATTCCTTCGGATGGTGTTGATGACGAATGGCTTCGCCCGATCGCGGGCGGGGTCATCCAGCTTCACCACGCGAACCGATTTGCCGACCGCGGCTGGTTCTGGGTTGGCGGGAATTTCTGGTTCGGGGACGCCGGCTTCCTTGCGCAGGGCGGCGTCGATCGACTTGATCTGGCTGATGATGGCGTCGCTGTTCGCGGGGATCGTCACCGCGCTCAGCTCGTACAGCTCGCTCTCCGTGAACCGGATGCCGCCGTTTTCCATGTAGCTGTATTCGATCGGCCGGAAGCCGATGCTCACCGCGCGGACCAGGCCGAGCTTGATCGAATGCCACGCATCGTCGAGGCGGTCCTTCAGCGTGCCGGGCGTGTCGAGCTTTGCCAGCGTTGCCTCGAAGGCGATGCCCTTGGCGGTCGGCGTCTCGAACGTCACGCTGCCGATCGGCTGGTCGTGCCGGTGCTGCCAGAGCAGCGGGATCGGATTGGCGAACTTGACGCCGAGCGGGTCGATGATGTCGCCGACGCGGTCAACTGTCGGGGTGGTGGCGATGCCGCGAATGATGCGAGCGTCGTCGTCGGCCGACTTGATCGTCAGCACGCTGAATGCGCGGTTCTGCATGAGGGAGCCTTTCAGAGGAACATGACCTGAAGGCCGGCGCCGGCCGCTTCGGGGTTCCGGGTCATCAGCATCACCGCGTTGAAGGCGGCGACGAGGGGATCGATCTTCGCCTTGCCGGCGATCTGCTTGGTGATCAGGACGGCGTTGCCGCGCTGCTCCGCCTTTGCGTTGCCGACGCACCAGGCCATGAGTTCCTGCCCGCCGTGCACGAGAGTGCCGTCCTTCAGCTTGCGCTCGGTGCCCCAGACGGCGGCCGAAAGGCGGAAGCCCTGGCTGACGGCCAGCATCTGCTCGGCGGTGAAGCCGCGGCCGGAAAGCTCGTCGACCAGTGCGGTCACGCCCTGTGGGTCGAGGCCGATCGCGGCCTGCTCCGGAAACAGACCAGCGTCTTTCACCCGCTCCAGGAGGTCGGCAACTTCGATCAGATCCTGCGTCGGCGCTTCGCAGCGCACCAGCGTCTTCTCGGCGATGAAGTCGTTCAGCCGGCTGACAATGTCCTTGCGCCGGTCGAACACGTCCTGCTGCGCCCATGCCCGGCACCAGAGCAGCCATTGCTTGGTGACCTTGTGGCGGCCGAGGAGGGCGAGGCCGAGAAGATCGTCGAGGCCACCGCCGTCACCGCCGGCGACCACCACTTCGCAGATCTTGAGGAACTGCTCGAATGAGCCGTCCCATAATTCGGGGCTGGCCTTCGCGCCTTCCCAATAGATGCCGCCGATCCACGCATCGTGGCGCAGGCCGACGCCGATCTCCACGTTGAGGTGCTTGGCGTAGAAGACCTGCTTCGTGCCGTCTTCGGCGTTCGACACCTTGCGGAATTGGCTCTCCAGCCACTGCTGGCTGACCGAGCGGCCGAGGTTCGGGTTGGTGATGTAGAAGTTGGCGGGGTCGAGGTGCTCGTCCTCCGCCATCATCTCTTCCGGAAACTCATAGAGCACCGGCAGGAATTCGGGGTCGTCGACTACGCCGTCGCGGACGTCGCGGGCGTAGGCCAGCTTCTCCTTGAACACGCCGGCCGGAGGCTCGTCCGACTGCGTCGTCAAATACAGGGTGTAGCCTTCCGGCCGCGATACCTGACCGCCCGACGCTTCGCGGAACATCGCGTCGGCCGTCGCCTTCTTGCCGAATAGCCAGAGCTCATCGACCAGCACGCGGCTGGCCTTCTTGCCCGACACCGTCGCGCTGTCCGCCGCGACCACCTTCAGCGTGGCTTTCGTCACCCGGTTGGTGATGAGCCGGATATGCTCCTGAATGTGCAGGAGGTCGCTCAACTCCTCATCCGCGCGGATCATATCGCAGGCAGGCTTGAAGCTGTTGCCGGCGACCTCGATCGTCGGCGCGAGGATCAGGTTCTCGTCAGACGGGCGCCACCCGCAGATCAGCTCGGTGAGCATGATGCCTGCGGCGATCGTCGACTTCGTGTTCTTCTTCGAGACGAGCAGCAGGCCCTCGCGGACCTTCTGCTGCCCGGTCTCCGGATCATACGCGCCGAAGATGGCTGCGGCGAAGTCCAGCAGCCAGGTGTCGGCGCTCTCGCCGATCGTCCAGGTACGCCCCGTCGCCGGGTTGATGCCTAGGTCGGCGATGCTGAGGGAGGTGAACACCTCCATCTTGGCTTGTGCCGACGCGGGGAACAGCGGCGAGAACGGGATCAGCGTTCGGCGCTTGCGGATCCGCTCCTTCCAGTCAGGACACGCCGTCGACCAGGTCGGCACTTACGTGACCGCCTTCAGCGTAGGCGGCCCCATCGCACCGAACCGGCGACCGCCGCTCACAGCATTCGCCCGGTCCTGCGCGGCGGCCTTCTTGCCTTGCGGTGCGGATGCTTCGTTCAGCGTCTTGAGCGCCAGTGCGAGCGTCTTCATCGTGTTCGCGCGATTGGTCAGGCTCACCGCCCGCATCATCGTCTCGCGCCGCGCCTCGTCTTCGTCGCCGTCGGTCGCGTCGACGATCATGTCCTCCAGCTCGCCTCGCCGGCTGGTGATCACGTCCAGCTCGTCGAGCATGCGCCAGACGAGGCCACGGCCCCCATCCGCGATCTTGGCCGCCTCGACCGGTTGCTCCGGATCCACAGGAGCTGGAGGAGGCGGTGAGCGCTCAGGTTCGCACCGGTTCGCAGTGCGAACCTTCTTGGCCTCGCGAACCCACTTCTCGGCTTTCGCGCGCTTACGAATAGCCGTGTCTGAAATCTCGTAGCGATCAGCTATTTCACGGATCGAATCTTCGCCAGCCAAGTATTCGAGCTCGATACGCGACCAGTCGGTAGTTGTTTTGCGGGCCGCCATCGGGGGCTCCTCGGCTCAAAGTTCGCACCCGCGGAAGCTCCAGCAGGATTTTTTCTCCGCGTGGGAGCCTATGGGGTCCGGTAGGGCGGGCCTCGGCCCACATCGGACCTACCCCCCCCCTGGGGGGGGAGGGCGGGTCAGTGCCGCTGGGCGCGCTCGGCGCGCTGCTTCCGGCCGTTGTGACAGGGCGCGCAGAGGGTTTGCAGGTTGTCCTCGTCCCAGAACAGCGTCTCATCGCCGCGGTGAGGCTTCTTGTGGTCAACGACCAGCTGCGATGTGTCCGACGTCATCAGCCCGCAGCCGGGCCATTGGCAAGTGAACATGTCGCGGATCAGGATGATCATGCGCATCGCCCGCCACCGCGCCGTCTTGTACAGCTTACGCCATGGGGCGTGCAGGGCGCGGTCCTCCTCGCGAGATCGCTCGACAGGGGGCAAAGCACCAAGGCCCGGCTTGAGGCTGGTCAGCCGATTCGGCAGCGCCTTGAGCTTACCCATTTTGCTGCACCTACTCGAAAGCACGAAGTTGCCGGTCGTGAGCCACGGAAGGGGGGTGCGGACACGACCGGCAACAGTTGTGCGCCCGAGTGAACGAACGGCGCAGGT